TTTCGCACGGAGTTTGAGTGTGAGTTTATCGGTTCGACCAATACGCTTGTCAACGCATCGAAACTCAAGACTCTCGCATTCAAAACACCACTGAAGAAGACAGATGATGGTCTTTCAATCTATGAAGAGCCACAAAAAGATCACACATATGCAATGTGCATTGACACATCGAGAGGCACAGGCTCAGACTATCATGCCTTCGTTGTGATCGACACCACACAGATGCCTTACAGAGTGTGTGCAACATTTCGCAACAACGAGATGTCTCCTATGGTGTACCCAAGTGCTATCAATCGAGTTGCTACAGATTACAACGACGCATCGGTGCTTGTCGAACTCAATGACATTGGAACTCAAGTAGCAGACATTCTATATGAAGAATACGAATATGAAAACATGATGCTTACATCACAAAGAGGTAGAGCAGGTCAGGTCATGGATGGTGGTTTTGGTGCTTCTACTACGCAAAGAGGAGTGCGAACAACAACCACGGTAAAAAAAGTTGGCTGCTCAATTTTGAAAGGGTTGATCGAAGAAAACAAACTGATAATCAACGACTTCAATATCATTCAAGAACTTGTTTCTTTCGTATCAAAGAAAAACTCATTCGAAGCAGATGAGGGCCATCACGACGATTTGGTGATGAGTCTTGTGCTGTTTTCTTGGATGACAACACAAGCATATTTCAAAGAAATTTCTGACATTGATATTCGTAAGACTCTTTATGAAGAGCAAATCAAGAAAATGGAGCAAGAAATGACTCCATTTGGCATTATAGATACTGGACTAAATAATAATACTTTTCGGGATGATGAAGGCACCACTTGGACAGTGGTGTAAATAACATATTTCATAAATATAATCAGATATCGATCTTGATAAGGAGTTAGGCATATGGCTTTTCGATTAAGTCCCGGTGTATCCATCACTGAAGTAGATCTTACAAGTGTGATTCCAGCAGTCGCTACGACTCCTGCTGGTTTTGCTGGCACATTTAAACAGGGTCCTATTGATGAGATTGTCACCATCACATCCGAAGACGAACTTAAGGCTATTTTTGGTCGTCCAGATAAAACCAATACAGTTCAAAACAGAGCATTTCACTCAGCAGCAAACTTTTTAGGCTATGGCAACAATCTCAAAGTTGTTCGTGTTGCTGATGTTGCTAGAGCAAGAAACGCATTTGCAGGTGTCAATGGCTTGACAAACGCTGCAAGTGCAACGGCATCAAACTTGATTATCAAGAATGACGCAGATTACGAAGGAAGAGCAGAGAGCCATTTTGACTCAGTGTTTACATCTGGTGGTGTAAACGTTGATGCTCACTTCATCTCAAGATATGCAGGTGCAGTCGGAAACGAATTGCAGATTTCTCTTCTTACACCAGGCACATACGCAGGTAGCGGTCTTTCAGGAGAGTTTGTCTCTGCCCCCGCACAATCTGATGCAGTGAAAAACTCTGGTGGCGGTACAGGCAACGATGAAATTCACGTTGTTGTGAAAGACAAGAACGGAAACATTTCTGGCAAAGCAGGTACGATTCTTGAGAAGTTTGGCTTCTTGTCAATCGCTTCGAACGCAAAGAATTCTGATGGTTCGTCAATCTACTGGAAAGACGTTCTGAAGAGAGATTCGAGATACATTCTTGGGGGTTCTAACTTTCCAACTGCTGGCACTGATACTTCAGATACAAACATCACAACAACTTCAACCTACGGCTTGAGTTTTGGTGGTGGCTTCACAAACGCAGATTCTCTTGTTTTGACTGGTGGTGTTGACTCACTGACAGCAGGTGCAGGTGATTACTTCACAGTTGACTCAAGAGGCTACGGACTCTTCGCAGGTGAAGGTGATGATGTCGCAATCATTATTGCTGGTGAACCTGGTAAAGACGAAGCAGACTGCAAGACAGTTATTGGCAATCTCGTTGATCAAGCAGATGCAGATAAAGACTTCATGGTATTCTTCTCTCCATATTCAAACGATGTGATCGGTCCTACTGCTGGAACAGCAAAAGACAACGTGATTGCATTCAAGAATTCTGTGAACAAGAACAGTTCTTACGCTTCTATGGATAGTGGCTATAAGAAAATGTTTGATAAGTACAATGATCAGTTTATCAATGTTCCGTTGAACGCTGACGTTGCTGGTTGTGTTGCAAGAACAGAAGATGTTGCAGACGCATGGTATTCACCCGCTGGTTTCAATAGAGGTCAGATTCGAGGTTCGATCAGTCTTCCATTCAACCCAAGCGAAACTCTTCGTGACGAGTTGTATCGAAACGGTATCAACCCAGTCGTGTCTTTCCCAGGCGAAGGAACAGTTCTCTTCGGCGACAAGACATTGCTCACAAGACCAAGTGCGTTCGACAGAATCAACGTTCGTCGTTTGTTCATTGTTCTTGAAAAAGCAATCTCAACAGCAGCGAAGTTCAGTCTCTTTGAATTCAACGATTCGTTTACCCGTTCGCAGTTTAGAAATCTCGTTGAGCCATTCTTGCGTGATGTGAAGGGCCGCAGAGGCATCACCGACTTTAAAGTTGTCTGTGATGACTCAAACAACCCTGCTTCTGTGGTTGACAGAAACGAGTTTGTTGCTGATATCTTTATCAAACCAAACAGATCAATTAACTTCATCACACTCAGTTTCATCGCTACTGGTTCTGGTGTGGCATTCGAAGAAGTTCAAGACGCATTCGCCTAAGGAGAAAATAAATGACGCTTAGAATTGACGATTTCAAAGGACAGTTGCCAGGCGGTGGTGCAAGACCAAACCTATTCCGTGTCGAGGGTACATTTCCAAGTCCGGTCTCTGGTTTGCTTGCTGAAATCGGCGGTGCTGCTGCTGGCGCTCAAGGTCGAGCAATCGGCGGGGCAGTTGGCAACACACTCGGTGGTGGCGGTCCAAGTAACTCAGTTCGCTTCCTCTGCAAAGGTGCTTCAATCCCAGGCATGACTGTTGAGCCTGTCGAAGTTCCTTTCCGTGGTCGTGTTCTCAAAGTTCCTGGTGATCGAACATTTGAACCATGGGAACTCACAATTATCAATGACACAGACTTTGCTCTTCGTGACGCTTTTGAGAAGTGGAATCACTTGATCAATAGCATGGAAGGAAACACAGGTACAGTTTCACTTCAAGAAATTCAACAAAACTGGCGAGTCACACAACTCGGCAAAAACAACGAAGAGTTGAAAACATACGAGATTGTTGGTTGCTGGCCTTCAACAGTAAGCCCGATTGAATTGAGTTATGAGTCTACAGGTGCTATTGAAGAATTTACAGTAACCTTAGAATATCAATACTTTAAGACAAACACAACTGACTAAAACTCTATAAATAGTTTTGTTGTAATGGAGTAACCAATGGCAGTAAAACTATTCGGATTTACTTTTGGCAAAGATGAAGAAAACACAAAGCCAAAAAGTGTAATCGCCCCTGAAAATGAAGATGGCTCTTTAACCGTAAGTTCTTCTTACGGTTTTGGGTCTTATGGTTATTATCTCGATCTTGATGCGTACTCTCAGAACAAATCTGATGTACAACTTATCAATGAGTATCGAAAGATGTCAATCTATCCTGAGATCGAACAAGCAATTACAGATATTGTGAACGAAGCAATTGTGCATGATGATCGTAAGATGCCTGTTGAGATTGTGGTAGATGACATTGAGTATAGCGATAAAGTCAAAAAAGCGATTGCTGAAGAGTTTGTTAATGTCTGTAAACTGCTTCGTCTGAAAACACGCGCCCACGAAATCTTTCGTCGTTGGTATATTGATGGTCGTTTGTACTTTCACATGCTCATTGATGAAGAGAACGAAAAAGATGGTATTCAAGAAATTCGTTTTATCGATCCTGTCAAGATCAAAAAGGTTCGTGAAATGGATAAAGAAAGAGATCAAGAATCTGGCGTTGAGTTGCAGTCTGTTCGTGAAGAATTCTATCTTTACAACCCAGAAGGATTTCATACCTCATTCAATCAAGATGAGCAAGGCATCAAGATTTCGAAAGACACAATTGTTTATTGCCCATCTGGTTTGCCAGATCCCTCAGGCAAGAGAATGCTTTCTTATCTACACAAAGCAATCAAGCCTCTTAATCAATTGAAGATGACAGAAGATGCGATTGTTATCTATCGTATCTCAAGAGCACCAGAAAGAAGAATCTTTTACATTGATGTTGGTAACTTGCCAAAGGCTCGTGCTGAACAGTATCTTGAAGACATTCAGAAGAAGTACAAGAACAAAATTACATACGATGTGAACACTGGTGAAGTTAGAGATCAAAGTCATCATCAGTCGATCATGGAAGACTTCTGGCTGCCAAGACGAGAAGGTGGTCGAGGAACAGAAATCACGACTCTTGATGGTGGGCAAAATCTTGGCGAGTTAGAAGATGTCGAATACTTCTTGAAGAAACTTTACAAGTCATTGAATGTGCCACCGAGTCGCCTCGAAAGTGAGTCACAGTTCAATCTCGGAAGAAGCACAGAAATTACTCGTGATGAGTTGAAGTTTACAAAGTTCATTCAACAACTTCGCTCGAAGTTTTCTGAGTTCTTCTATGATCTTCTCGAAACACAACTTCGACTCAAGGGCATTGTTTCTGGCGAAGACTTTGAAGCCATGAAAGAAGACATCAACTTTGTGTATCTTCGTGATTCGTACTTCTCGGAACTCAAAGAAGCAGAAGTGCAAAGAGAGCGACTTGAATTGCTTCAATCTATTACAGAGTATGCTGGCAAGTATTACTCTCACGATCACATTCGTCGAGTCATTCTACGTCAAGATGATCGTATGATCACCAAGATGGATGAAGAAATCAAAGCAGAAAAAGAGAATCCCCAGTACAAGGAAGAAGATGGTGGTTTCTAAACTTATAAATAGTTTCATTGGAGAAAAACTATGAGCCTGAATCTAAAAAAAGCAATCGCAGAAGCAGTTGAAGAAAACACATTCAACTTCAAAAACGTAATCGAAAACGAATTGAACGTTCGTTTGAACGAAGCAATCAATACTTGCCGTTTTCACATTCTCGAAACTCACGATGTTCAAAGAACGCTTGATCCTTTGGCTGAAAAAGTTGAAGAAAAGGTAACAGACGTTTTGGCAGAAGAAGTTGTTTCTAAGGTTGTCAACGAAGAGTTGTCAGAAGAAACAGACTACGAAAAGTTTTTCAAGAGTGCATTGAAGAAGTTTGGCGTTTCAAATCCTGGTGAGTTAGGATCAGAAGAAAAGAAAAAAGAATTCTTCAATTATGTTGACAAGAACTTCAAAGGTAAGAACGAAAAAGATTGAAAGAGCCTCGGTCGAAATAGACTTAAAATAACATGACATACAGGTTCAAATTTGATAATAAAGATAATTCACAGCGATTCATGGTTGCTGTGAATGAGATGAAAATTGGTGTGGCAACAAGAACAGGAAGCCACATCGTTGTGAAACTAAAGAACAATGAAAACAGAAACATTCTTGAGTCGATTGCAAAGGACACAAGAGGAAAACTAGACGAGATGTTTGTGACAAGAAATATTTTACCTTTGTTGAGTGAGATTCGAACAAATCATCAAACAGAATCAATTACTCTGAGAAGCGGCGAAAACATTTCAGTCACTCCTAAAATGGCATCTTACATTCTGAACACACATGATTCTCTTAATGAATCAAATCAGAAAAATCTTCGTGATCTCACATCAAAAGACAAAAACAATTTTCTTCGAGTTTTAGATTTTTCAGTAAAAATCGAAAGAGGTGAATGATGGCAACTTCAAAACAGTACGATAATCTTCAAACCAGAAACAAATACTCCACATTTGTTGGTTTGAGTGGTCACAACGCTGATATCGTAATTCAAGTAAACGAAAAATTCAAAAGAACAGACGTTAGTATTCCCAACGGCAGCGGCACAGAGATTAGTGATTTTGCAATCACAGGAACAGGCTTGACATCGTTTATTAAACTGTCTCGCTTTAATGTTTCGGCTGACAATGTTGATATTGTTTGGGGCGGAACAGAAGATCAAATTATTACTGCAACCGGCACAGGTCAAAACTCTGTGTATGGTAACAATGGTGAACCACCAATCGGTGACTTGCCTGCAGGCTTTACAGGATGTTGCAGAATTAGAACAAATACATCCGAAGGGTTTGTTTTCTTAGAATTCATCGCAGGAAACTAAAATGATACGAGAGTCTTATTCATCATTTGATTCGCTGATTCAGGCAGCCCTTGGTGTCATGGGGCAAAATACTGAAGATCATTATGGTGAAAAAGAAAAAAAAGATCCACAAGCGATGAACTACAAGGTTGATAGAGATCATCAAATCATAATGATGAGTGAAGATGCAGACCTTGAAGAGATCACAGCAAAGAGAAGATTTGTTGTGCGAGGCGGTAAGAAAGTACGAAAGAAAATCTGCGGTCCAGGCTTTCGTTTAGTTGGTGGCAAGTGTAAAAAGCAAACTGCAAGAGAGAAACTTGCAAGAAAACTTGCAGCAAAGAAAGCAGCGAGAAGAAGAAAGGGTAAGAACCCTGCCATTGCACGAAGAAGAAAAAGATCAATGACCAAGAGGAGATCATTCGGGTTATGAAACGTTACGACTTATACAGTTTAATTTGTGAACAATCAATTCCAGGTGGTAATCCTGGAGGTGGTGGTGGTGGTCAAGGTGGTGGTAAAAGAAGACCTGGTGATCTTAGGTTGGTGACAGACCTACCAGCAATAAAACATAGTGATAGACCAGAAATTGGTGGATCTCCAAGAAGACCTGTCGCCCCCAAAAACTTCGTAAATTTTTTACAAGGAATGCCCACAGAAGTCATAATGGAGATTGAAGTAAAACTTGAAGCAAATGATATAGAGGGGGCCATTGAAATCCTTGTCGAAAATGGCGCATTAACTGAATTAGAAGTAGACATTTTACTACAACATCTTACAGATAACGAACCTAATTGGGCAGATTCACCAGAGGGTCCTTTTGCACAGGCCGGTGGTTTACTTGTTGCAATTTATGTATTAAAAATATTAAACCGATCTGAAAATGATTTTGTATTCTTTACAGGTCAAGTCTTACAAGAAGCATTCATGGAATGGGCGTTCACGCAAGGTATTATGAATACTCCAGAAGACATGTTTGGTGATCCAGACGCGAATCTAGATGTTATGGAACAATTTCTTGAGGATTGGATTAATACTACCAATATTTCTGAAGCGGCGGCCGAGTCAATCTATGAATATTTTATAGCATTAATAAATGGTGAACCAAACGCAGAACTTCCTTTGCCTGATTTTAACGATTTGTTTAGTTTTTTCTCGTTTCAAAATTTTTCTACTTTGTCACAACCAATTATGGTTGCCAGTTTATTGGCTAGAGGCCAGGATCCTAGAAACGTTCAAGGTTGGAGTTGGTGGGTTGGAAAGAGCAGTGTCGAACTTGTTCCTGAAAATATGTTATTCGGTAAAGGAATTAAAAGTCTTGGCGATTTTGTTAAGAGAAACTGGAACAAGGCTTTGTCGAAAACCCGTCTTACTAGAGGATTACTCGCAGTTGGTGGATCCGGCTTCGGATTGTCAGTTCGAGGTCTTGCTCTTACATTTACACTTGAACTTTTGGTTTTCCCCCTTGTTGCTGCTGCGGGAGAAGTTACAATGGAAATGTTTAAGATTCATGTAGAATCAGTAATCAATAGTAATCCTCAATGGTGGAGATGGATGGTTCAACATGGTTTTGTACGTCCTTCAGGATACGCCTATGGTAATC